GTAGTTTACGTTTCTCAAGCTCTCTAAAGACGTTCAAACGAGAGAGATAACGTTGCATCTTATATGCATCACTACGCTTACCACCCTCAAACGTTGACTCATCAACACCACACGCAATAGGTGCACCTAAAATAGACAATCCAATCAAATCAATTGACTCGTGTGCCAATCCCCACTCAATGCAGTTGACATAATCGTTCATATCACCAAGATTGCTTTGTGGAACAAAAAATGTATCAAACCCTGCAGCTTTGAATTCAGGGATCAGCCTCTTTGCTGCGTCTGTCGTACGTTGAGAGTGTTGCTTTGGATAATCAGATAGAACAATACAATCCGCTTTACATGCAGTGCCCATTTCAATTAGCTTATCCGATTCGTACATATCACGACCGAGCTTGAACATCTCAAATGCACTATTGTCCATAATCTTATACTTGCCATCATCGAGATTAGCATAGTAATCACGGTACTCCGGATCTTCTTCGACAAGATGAGCTAGCAATAGATGAGCACCATTCGTATTGGTGTATCTTTGCAAATATGCTGTAGGAGAGATATGACAAAAATTAAGCATTATAAATTTTCCAACTAAGTTCATCTTTACTGGGGAAGTACATGCGACATCCATTCTCACCATCTTCAGATACTTCAATCACATAATCACGACCAGGCCATTTTTCAATCACTTTACTATATAGATCCTTAGACATCATTTCACACGACTTGTAGTCTAAAGAAAGTGTACCATCTGCATACCAACTTTCAAGCCAACGTTTAAACTGAATAAACTCAACATCTCTATTATCATGGAACACTTCCATTTCTACTCGAAAATGAAAGATGTGTCGGTGTGGTGTTCCAAGGAAGCTGACATCTAACCAGTCACCTGTAGCAAGCGTTGGATCTGTAGCAGCTGCTGGGTATTTGTGAATACCTTCTTTCTGAAACGTCACCCAAATAAAACTTTTACTTTCCATAGTTACTTTCTTTTCGTTTATAAACTTTATCTTGCGATTCTTTCAATTGGTAAAATGATTTCACCGCCCACTTGTATGTTAGGTCATCCATATAAACAATTTCCGTGATACCAGAAAAATTATCCCACTTACGATCATCACCAAAAAAATCCTCAAGCCAAATATTTTTAGGATATCTTGCCTTGTATACTTCCTCTACATCCTGGCACCAACTTATATCACCCCAAATACTACAGATCGCTTTAATGTGAAATTCTCCGTAACGTGCATCATACTTTACATCGAATCTTTCTAACACATCACTTTTTGTTGTGTGTCCAAACTTATAAAAAAACTTACCAGTTTTCTTATCAGTAAATTTACAAAAATACACTTTAGCCATTAAACAGCTCCCAATGATTAGACACAAACCTGAATGAAGCAGTTATCCTAACTCTTTCCGTTTCGTTTACGACCGCATGAAGTATATCATATCTAATAGCGGTTGGCAAGTTAATTTTTATTCTATGAGTCTCGACTACATCGCTGTACTTGTATTTTTTGTATGGCAATCCATTTGATAGCTTAACAAGCTCGGGATTAGCATCACTCTTCTCTTCATAGAACGCTGTGTAAGTATCCTCACAATTAAATACAGGCCAGTTGAGAGCAATCTTTTGATCTGGATTCGGCATTACATCTGTATGAGGAAAGTTAGGAGCAACGCTTGCTGGCAATACTCTTATAACAGCCATTGAGTGGAAGTCTGTTAGGTTGTGACGAACAAACAAATCTTTGAGGCTAGGTATTGCTTCATAGACACGTGCAGCACCTATGGGATTGAAGAACGTACCCTTTTCTACAAGCCCAGTTGATTGGATAAACCGTTGAAGTTCTTTTGTGTAACTATCAAACGGCTCATCCCAATCTAAATGCTTGAATGGTATCATTTCATGCGTGCAGAATTTAAAAACTCGCGACGGAGCTCTGAGTTAATAGTTGCGAAGGCACCGCGTGTAGCCAATGTCATTGTCGAAGATGTAACATCCTGAATTCCTCGCGATTTAACACAATAGTGAACGCCTTCGATGTATACAGCAACATCATCTGATCCTGTAATAAAACTAATCGTTTCTGCAATCTGCTCAGTCAAACGCTCTTGCACTTGAGGACGCTTTGAGAAAAACTGAACAATACGATTCAGCTTAGACAAACCGAGAATGGTCTTTTTTGGAATATAAGCAACAGTGGCCTTACCATCAATCACAACAAAGTGGTGCTCACAATTGGACTGAACGTTGATGTTACGCTCAAGAACAAAACTGCTGCTCTCTCCCATCTTGTTTTCAATCTTTGTACACTTAGGAAAGTTGTCATAGTTTAAACCAAGAAAGATCTCACGAGTATACATCTTAGCAACACGGTTAGGAGTATCAATCAAGGAGTCATCGGTAAGATCTAACCCCAGCTCCTCCATAATTGCAGTAAAGTGCTTTGCAATATTTTTAATTTTCTTTTCATCTTTTACTTGAACTTGTTCATAATTCATTGGCGTCTCAAGACCAACTTTCAAAAGGTGTTCGTGCACTAGCGCACCCAAAACTGCATCCGTCTTTTCCATAAAGGCTCCTTGTAAATATTTAAGTGTACACCAAATGTTTATTAGTGTCAAGTATTTTTGTTTGTTCGACTAAGTAATCTATAATTAGTATAATTTGTCGTCTGTCTGGATGATTGAACAAATCTTTGTAATCATTCTTTCTGTAATACATATCCTCATACCACAAAATATTTGTATCATGTGATTTGCAATATGCATACAAAGCATATCCGTTCTCTATAGTAAAGATAAGATAGGTTTGAATTAAATCCAAACTCATTTTCCCTTGTCTGTTCTTTATCCAAAAGTTACAAACAGAGAATAGCCACTCTCTAATGTTTCGTCGAGCAACAAACCAATCTGCCTTATGAAAAAGCCAATGACTGTTTGTTCCATTAACAAGAACAACAAATGACTCCGACTCTGGATATGCACTTACATCAAAAAGAGTCTGTGTCGTAATAATAGGCTGACAAGGTAACTCGTGATATTTGTTTTTCCATGTCGTTCTAAATTGAAACGGTTCCGTGTTTCCAGGAACGACCTCATTGAGAAAAGGAATACCTAGCTCCTTTGCCTTATCAAATCCAAATACAGTACCACCTGAACGGGGAGTTGCACATACTATCATTTTTTTGCTGGCTTTGGAGGAAAGTTAGGAAATGTGCCCCATGGTTGTCTCAATTCATCAGACACATCATCGGGCCCACCGATATCAATCCACATCTTAGATATAACTCTTGTTGAGTTACCGTTAACAATTTGATAACGAACCAAGTAATCTTCATAATCGTAGGTACCATCCGGTACCCACTTAAACTGTTGGAACATGATTACTCAATACCTAAATCTTTTCTAATCTTTGTCGCACTAATATCAGTAACACTCTTATCAAATGTTTCCTGTTCAATCTTGTACCCAACATCACGACCATATGTAATATTAACAATGTTTGGAACAACTTGAATAATATATTGCCCTTGGTAGAGAGGATCAAGATCTCTTCTAATGAAGGCTTCAACCTTTGCAATCTCAAATGGATTACTATTTTGCCATCCTTGACAATCACGAATCTGAATAACAACTTGTCCTGTTTTGGCTATTGCTCTCTCAAACAAAGCTCTGTGACCTTCGTGCCATGGCTGCCAACGACCTAGCATTTGAACAGTTTCTTTTTGCCAATTGAATGAAGGTCGTCTACGGTTATCAATAAGATGATCAAATATGAACATAGACCATTTAGATGCATGTTGCTCATTGACCCTGAAATCATATATGGTCGGTTCAGTAAACGCTTTGTTTGTATCAGCGTAACGTCCTTCACGAATCGTATCCATCCATATCACCCAATCGGCTTTGTAGATGTTTCGCATTTCTACCAAAGGAGCAACGAAGTCAGCAATCACATAATCGTAATGCTGAAACCTATCAGCTATCTCACGCATTCGTTTTGCTTGCCTGATACGTCCGGCCTCTGAGAAGTCCCAATCGTTGTATTCTTCTCGTACTTTGTCAGCATTGAGCCAACCGACCACTTTACCTACTGACTCTAATTGTTTTTTTAAGGCTTGTGCCAGAGTCGTTTTACCCGACCCTGGTAGACCCATAATAAGGATACGTTGCATTATTAAACCCCTTCAAATAAATCTTCATTCCACTCACGATGACCTTCACGGAAAGCCATATTCGATTGGGTCTCACGTACCTCAACACGGAAGCACCATAGTCGTTCTGCCTCACCAGGACCCCAATAGTCAGGAATATAAACACCATTGACAAACTTGTAAAGTTGATCTGCAAGACCTTCACATCCCAACTTAGGAAGGATAGTTAACTTTGCAAGCTTTCGACGCTCGAGCTCTTTGTATATCTCAAGCTCAGGATCATCCTCTGCAACTAACAACGTATGATCAAACTGATCTTCAAGTATACCTTTAAGATCTTTCAGTCCACCATAATCTGCTGCCCAGTTACGAGCATCGAGGTTATCTGTTCCGAAGTAAAACTTCATCGAGAAACTGTATCCATGGATCAAGTTGCAATGACTGTCTGCTCTCCATTGACGATACGCACATGGAAAAGAGTCGTGATACTCTTTCGTTGATACGTATTTGTACTGCCTTGCTGAACGCCATGGATGTGATGTAAATTCTTCTTTCATTTTAAGTACCCATTGTGTTACCCCAAATGTGAACATGCACACGAGAGGAATAGTTGTAACCACGCTTAAACGCTTCTGTAGCAATTTTAGCTTCGCCGATATAACCAGCTTCGGTTCCCTTCTGGGCCTCGAGTGTTGCACCAACACCCATAATCCAGACAGGATATGTCACGCCTGCTTCACGGAACTTTGCTAAAGTTACCTCTAGCTCGTTCCACGATTCTTCCGTCCCACTAACGACAAACTTCAATTGACCGTTAGGGGATAAATTTTCATAACTCTTAACTATATCTGGACAGATAGCATCCTCTGGCTTCTCTCCCGATGTTGTAAATAATTTTGGTGATACAGAGAAGAATACTTCACCTGGATATGCAGCACCAAAGTAATTAGCAAAATCTGTTGTTATAGGTTGTGTACCATTTGTCTCCCATGTCATATACAAAGGGAAGTCACCTTCTGTTGCAAAATGATCAATAATATCTACTGCAGCAAGTTGTGCATGCTTCATCATTGGCTCACCACCTGTAAAGCACATATGCTGCATGGTACCATCAGATTTATTAAAATGACCTTCTGGGTTCGTCGGATGATACATTGACTGACGAATACGATCACATATCTCTTCTGCTGTATGTTTATGTTGAAGATGCTTAAATTTAGCAGACCACGAGTAAGAAGAATCGCATCCATACTTCCATACAGGAAGATCCTCTAGCTTCTTTATGTCTTCAATCTTAATTTCTTTGTATGGCAGAACATATGTAGATGGATCGGTAGGATCCTTTTGACCAAATCCATCACACTGAAGATTGCACAGAAAAAATCTTAACCATGCTGTAGGGCGTCCTGTGTAATGACCTTCACCTTGAATAGAGTGAAAGATCTCGCTGTATGCAATTTTAGACATTCTTCATTCTCAACTGTTCGTTAATCTTAAGTATACTATCCCAAAAACCTCTATTTGTTGCAACGCTGTTTAGACATCTAAGGTCTTTTGGTAAACAATGTCCAGCAAATCCAAACCCATGTTCACCAGGTACCTGTAAGTGACCAGGACCGACACGAACATCAGCAGCAACACCTTGACGAACCTTCTCGTAATCAGCACCGTAGTACTTGCATGTCTCGTACATAATATTTGCATACACAACTTTCAATGCAAGACCTGCATTTTGATGCAACTTGATAAGAGCACTCTCTTCAAGCGTGACAAGATGCAGTTGATCCTCTGTACCATAACCATGACTGATTAACCATTTACCAAATGGTGCTGTCAACTCTTTATCACCACCCAACACCAAGATCCAAGGTGTATCAAGATAATTGTCATCTCCCTGCTTCATAAACTCAGGGAAGTGGATTATTTTTAATTTCGGAAACTGACTCTTCCACCCAGAAAGGAATACAGGTGACACAGTACAACGAATAGCAACTGTGCCTGCAAAGTTATCACGCGCCAATGTAGACAGACAACTATAGATTGCTTCGTGATCAAATGGCCCACTTTCTAATGAAGACACACAAATGAATGCAATATTATATTTGCTAAAATTATCAACAACAAATCCCTTGAAAGGATCATGGAAGTCGGCCTGCGTTTTTAACGTAAGATCAGTTGCCATACCAACCTTACCTCTACCAAATATAACTACACTCATTCTATATCCTTTTGATTCCGTTTAAGTTGTCTTTCTATTTGTTTCTTTTTGCGCATAGCGCGCTCCACATGCATCTTGTTTGCTTTTTGAGTATACAATATTCCATTCAAATGGTCAAGCTCATGAAGAAAATATCGAGCTGTTAGTCCGTCAAACGTTTCTGTTTTAACATTACCATTTGGTTCAGCATAACGAACTTTAATTTTTTTCGGTCTCTTTACAGGAACAGCCAAGTGAGCAAACGTCATACACATCTCATCGAGGATCACTTCCTCTGTTGATACATCAACAATACGTGGATTAAAACACACTATACCAGGTTGTGACCTCAAAGCAAATACTCTATATGGCAACCCTACTTGAGGAGCTGATAACCCCAGGTACTTTGTTGACATAAGGGTCTCATACAAGTCCTTGGCTAGCTGAATAGGATCCGTTGGAGGATTACTAAGGTTAAATTGCTCGGTTACTTGGTTGAGTATTGGGCTGTCAGGTTTTACATGCTTAAGAATCATAATTGCACCATTCTACTAAAATTTTTCTGCTTTTCAAATTTCAATACACGCTCAAACTTATCCAGGTATACATCGGTCTTATGTGATATAACAAACACATTGTTACCTTCCGTGATTGCTTGAAGAATCTTCAAAAGCTCCTCATTACCTTGCGAGTCCAAAGAACCATCAAACACTTCGTCTAAGATTAGCAAGTTAGTACTTGCACTGTTACGAAGTTTTGCAATTGATCGCCATGCAAATAACAATGCAAGGTCTATCCGGGATTTTTCACCTTCACTGAAAGATGCATAACTAAACTCATCTCTAAACCGTGACTTAATTGTTTCTTCAAAGTTTTCATTTAGCTCAAAGTTGACAAAGAAATCCATTGCAGCCAAATACTTATTAATCAATTTGTTGATTACAGGTATATACTGACGAATTATTTTTGTTTTTATTCCTGCATCTTTAAGAAGGACACCAGCAACATCAAGGATCTGTTTATCCTCGACCAATTGTTTTAATGTATCTTTTAATGCACCTAAACTTGCTTTAAGCTCCTTTAATCTATCTTTATTTGTATCTGCTTTTGTCGCTTGCTCAATGTTATTAAGCTCCAACTCAATGTTACTAATAAAGTTAACCCATGCACTAGATTGAATTTGGTTTGTATTGACTTGTTGTTGTTTTGAAGCAATTAACTCCAACGTGGATGCAATATCAACAAGTCTTTGATTGAGACGTGTAATCTCTTCTGTCAGTTTTACTTTGCCTTCTTCTATTTCTGCAAGTTGTTTGTTAGCACGCTCGACAACAGTGGTTTTATGATCACCTAATATTCCCTGTCTGCAAGTTGGGCAATCGTGATTGTTTGCAAAGAATTCTGCATCCTTTTCTATCAAAGCTGCTCTTACATTAATCTGTCTTGCAAGATGGGTTACCTTTTCATATCTAGATTGCACCTTTGGTTGATCAGAAATTGTTTCACTTAGCTGTGATATTTCCTGCAACAATGATGATGTACTCACCTCTACATCATGCACCATCTTTTTATAGAAGGATATTTGTTCAGTCTTTTGTTTAACAACACTCTCTTGGCTTTGTTGTATTTCATTGATATGAGAATTTTCCATCTCAATCTTCTCTTCAACGCCCTGTATCTTATATGTGACATCAACAATATCATTTTTATTCTGAGATATCTTTTCTTTTAACAACGTATTCATTGTTGTAAAGATTTGTATGTCTAATAGATCTTCAATCACCTCTCTTCTTGCTGCTGCAGCAAGTTGCATGAACGGAATGAAAGAAGCACTACCAAGTACAACAATCTGTGAAAACGATTTGTGATTTATTTTTAGAATTTGCTTATCAAGCACATCCTGATAATCAGATGAAGCAGCATCTGCGTTTATCAACACTCCGTCCATATAGATCTCAAACACTGTCGGCTTTGATCCACGCTTAACCAGATAATTTTTACTACCAACAATAAACTCACATTCAACCAACAAACCTTTGTTATTGATTGAATTGATTAACTGACCTTTGTTTACTTTACGAAAAGGCTTACCAAACAAAGCAAATGATAGAGCATCAAGAATAGTTGACTTGCCAGCTCCGTTATCACCAACAATAAGAGTATTGTTATGAGTGTTGAGCGATACTTCTGTAAATGTATTACCTGTACTTAATAAATTTTTCCAACGCAACGTTTTGAATACGATCAATTATTACTCCACACTCATTGCTTCTTCATACAGTGACAACATTAATGTCTCCAACTTTTTCTTACCTGCTACGTCCATTTGGTTGACGTATTTGGTAAGAATTGTTCTTGTGTCTTCGGCTTCACTGATAATGTCACTATCATTAGTACTATCCATATGAAAATGATCATCAACAACTTGTACATTGTACACCCCAGCTTTTTCAAGTTTATCCACAAACATATCAAAACAATATGGGTTGGTTTTATTTCTTACAATTAACTTTACAAACGTTTCACTATACACTTTAAAGTCTATGTTGACAACCTCACTTATTTGTTTGTCAGTATCATCATAGTGTACTTTGTTAAAGATATTATAAGGATTGGGAACAAACGTCAATTCACGTGTGTCTGTATCAAACACATGAAACCCTTTTTGATCTCCATAGTCTGACCACGTCATTTCATAAGGTGTCCCAAGATAGTGAATGTTACCAATCTTTGATTGGTGGTGGAAGTGACCAGACCACACAGCCTCAAAGTTACTGAATATATCTTTCGTTGTACCACCTTGGTGTATAGCACCTTTATACATCTCAAATCCATCTATCTCGAAGTGACCAATAATGTGTGTGGCATTGGTTGAAGCAAGAGATTCTCTAACATGACTGTCATTATCATCACACCACCACGGAACTAAAAGAAAAGGAATATCCTCAAACATTATTGTCGTACAACGATCTACAGGTACTATGTTATGATACCCATCAAGTAACAGGTCAAGTGAGTTTACATCGTTTGTGTTTTTGAAGTAAGTATCATGGTTGCCAACAAGCATCCATGTCGAATATTCTTTATTCAAGCGATCGAACAAATATCCACGAGCTTGTTTTAATGAATTGAAGTTGATATACTTACGTCTATCAAAAACATCACCAAGTTGCACTACATGAATGATGTTTTCTTTTTCAAGATATGGAAAGAATACATCATTGTAAAACTTAGCAAAAAATTTATGGAAGTGTGGACTATCGTTTCGTGCACCAATATGTGTATCACCCAGTAACGCTATCTTCATTATCATCCTCTATGAAAGCTTCAATTCCTTTTTTGCGCTTGACTTTTTTCTTGTCAATATTATCTTCAAACGCTTTTATAAAATCAGATATATTCTCAGTATCAAATTCCATTGCATTTACATTGAACTCTCCATCCTCACCTTGCTGAACAAGCTCATCAAACAACATACTATTTTCTGATGTCTTATGCTTTATGTACACTTGCTTCTTCTCTTTTTGAATGCGACGGAGAAAAGCATAATATATGATCTGAGTAAAATAAGCAAATGGATTGTCGGATTTAGCAGGATCAAAATTGTCAAAATAACTAATACAGTTTTCAATTCCATCACTTATCATTTCATCACGGTAGGAGTAATTTATAAAGTTAGGCTTTGTAGCCAACCGCTGAGCAATTAAAAGAATGCATTCACCAACGTAATTAGGTATTTGCGGTTTACCCGCTCCACTATGTTTGGCTTCTTGGACTTTTGCTTTATATTCAAGTATCACAGCATACAGCTGCTTATTATCAACGTAATTGGCCATATCAATTCACCGGCGTATCATCAGTAGGCATCATTTCAAGAATCTTTCTCATATGTTGTTCTTGATTGGAGTTAGAAGATTGAATAAGAGACTCAAACTCTGCATCGATTAATTTTTCTAACTCATCAAAGTAATAATCAACAACATCTTTATAGTAGTTTGCAAATGATTCTCTTGCTTCTACTTCATTAACAATGTTGTCTCGATGAAATGTTATTTCATTTGTTTTAGAGAACATTATATAACGAACAAACGATACAGAAGGCGTAGCACCTAGGAAGTATCTATAATTAATTTGCAAAGGCTTTGCTATGGTAACAACGTCTTTGTATGAATCTACAAGCTCACCAACAATCTCTATTCCGTTGTTTAGTTTTATGATTGTGACCATCTGTATCCTTACAATTTGATTGTGTAAATCTTGTATTCAAACTTTTCTTGATTATACATTTGAACGCGTTCTGAAAAATGACGAATCGTGTGGTTCTGAAACGACTTCCACGACATATCATCAGCTATATCATAAAGCACAGCATTTGTCTTTTCTTCACTCGTTCTCAAACCCCTACCAATTGATTGAAGAACTCTGATACGAGACTTACTAGGACTTCCAAATATAACATTATGTAGATTGGGAATATTGATACCTGTTGAGAATGTTTTGTATGATGCAACAACAGCAGCATTGTCACTCTTCTCAACTAACTTACGAATCTCCTCCCTCTCCTCACCCTCTACCTTACCATAGACAAGATACACTTCTCTATCTGGATCGTATGCTTTAATCATGTCATATAACATTTTACCATGTTGCACGTAATTAAACAACAGCAATGTGTTAGTATTTAATGAATTTGTGAGGTTACTAATGAATTTGTTTCTTGCGCCATTCAAAATGATATGATTCAATTCGTCGGTATATGAGGGCTTCGTCTTTGCAAACAACTTACGTGTGTCTTCATTATAACTAAGGACTAGTGACTTAATTTTAAGTGATGCTACTGTTCCTTGCTCCATCAATTCTGAAGTTGTTGTTACTTGTTTAACAGCTCCAAACAATCCTTCAAGAACTAGCTTGTTTGTATTTGTACCATCGAGCGTCCCGGTAAAGCCAAACCTGTATTCACATTTTGTCATTTTTTCCATGATATCAACAAGACTCTTTGCCTTGAATTGGTGTGCCTCATCACCAATGACAACACCGTACGTATCAAACCAGTTATTGGGGAGCTTGTATATGCTTTGCCAAGTTGTAATAACAAAGTATGCTGTCTCTGTTACCTTTTCTTGACCTGAATAAATCTTATGGATTAAATCAGGCGGACAACCATAGTCAATGAAGTCAGAAGCCATCTGATGAACAAGGCCTGTAGAAGGAACAACTATTAAAACCTTCTTTGCAACAAAGTATGTTGCCAACAAAAATATAATTAATGACTTACCTGATGCTGTTGGAGATACAAGGACAGCTCTCTTCTTTCTTACAGCATGTACAAAAGCATCTAGTTGATAGTCACGAACCTCAAACGGTAGATCAATATTTTTAATAAACTGTTTGGCTTCAACAATAGAAAAGCTCCTCTCACTAAAGTCTTCTATACTGTCATACTCAAGATTGTATTCACGTTCTTGTGCAAACAGCTTTACTTGATTTATTAATCCGACATACAACGTGCCACGCATTAAATGAAACAAACGAATCTTACCGTCCCACATTTTGTTCTTGTATGCTGGTGAAAACTTTGCACCAGGAACATTAAATGTAAAGTACTCGCTTAGTTCATATGCTATACTGCTGTCACAATGAAGCTTTAAGTGAACATTATTAAATTTAGTTACACGGATTGTATCCGTCATCCACCTACCTTAAATCTTTCCCAATCGATTGCGTTCTTTATTAGGAACCCTCGGTTTGATATTGTCTTAATTGCTGACTCAAGAAACGAAGTTTTTTGCTTCTGTATATCTATCTTCTGTTGAATACGCTGTAAGTCTTGATCAGCATCAATGTATATTGTAAGATCTTGTTTGAGGATCTTTAACGGGTTTGGGTTCCATCCGTATTCTGCTAACGTCTCTTGATCAAGAACACCCATGTAGTATTCATATTTTAAACGATACAACGTTTTGTATTGTTGCTCATATGCTTTTAACTGTATTGCTTCTTGCACATACATCTTATAATACTTGTGGTGCAGTAGGGGAATCTTTAAACTCTCTGCGCCCAGCTCAGTGTCATCCATTCGTGAGTCTTGGGCCCACAAATCCATAATATCATCAAATTTCATATTACCCCAAAGCTTTTATATCAAACCTTCTATTAGCAAAAGATACAGTAGCAGTAGCGTACTGAACATCCACAGATGTACTATCAAACTCTATGGATGAAAGGTCAACGGGGAAGCAATCATAAAATGTTATTTCTAGGTTTGGGTTCATGGCGCTTGATAAAACAACCAATGTGATATCAGAATAAATTCCATCACCAGTCGTCACGCCTGCTCCAGCAATGTTTGTATATTGTGCAAAGTTATCAGGAAAACCAACACCCTTTAACCAGTCATAGAGCTCAAGATAGTTTTTCATATCCTCGTCTATCTTGAATGTTGCTTGGAGATATCCATATGTCAGCTTTGTACCAGGCAAAGGAATCTTGGAAAACGGTGTCTCTACATCAGCTGTACCCAATGATACCTGAGGAATGTTTACACTCTGTACAAAGTAATTTACTGTTGGCGTTTTCTTAATCTGGAGTTTAAAACCAAGAGGAGAAAGAAAACTTTGATTGATTGGTTGATTGTCTAATACACTCATTTGTCACTCCTGTTTCCTATTTATCCAATAAAAAAAGGGCTCCGAAGAGCCCTTTTAAAGAAACATACTGTTTTGTTATTATTATTACAGTAGGTTTGTAACCAAAGTACGACGGTAGTAAACGTTGCTGTCTTTTACAAGAGCACCGGCACCACGTGTTAGACCTTGAGCAAATGGGTTCGCAACCATGCCGTAGCGAGTTTTGAAACCAATCTTTGGAGCGAAGCTGTCTTGGTCAACAGCACGAACCATTTGTAGAGGAACGTATGGGCAATAGAACAGGCCAGCATCAAATGCGCTAGAACCTTTGTAACCAATGACCATGTAGTTGCCTACAGCGTATGGATCGATGTAAACCTTCATGCGACCATTCAGAACACCAGCAAATGTGTTGCCTGTATCGTCAACTTGTAGGTTGTTGCTGTTTAGAGCAGGAGTGTAGTCAAGAACACCAGCCATTTGCAGAGCAGAAGCTACGTCTGATGAGCAAATGATGATGTTACCTTTGCCACGACGTGTGTCTTTGGCAATTTGGTTAGCTTCACGTTCGATTTGGAACATCAAGCCCTTGAACTTTTCAACTGACCAACGACCGTTAGCATCAACGTCTAAGTCGAAGATACCAGCTGTTGTTGTTCCTGTGTCGCAACCTTGCTTAGCTGTTACGTTGATTGTACGAACAACTTCACGGTTGATCTCAGCAAGAATCTCACCAGTCAGAATGTTTGACAATTCCGTTTCAGCGTCCAGACCATGGATTGCTTTCAGGTCTTGAGCCAATTCCATTGTGTACTCAGCTTTCAGAGCACGTGATTGAGCAGTTACAGTAACTTTCTCAATTGTGAAGCCCATTTGTGGGAAAGCTGTGTTGCTTGTTGTACCCAAAGCTTCTGCTTGTGCTGTTGACATACCACCAGCGTAGTTGTACACGCCAGTAGAAGCCAAGTTAATTGTCTGAGTTGTATTGCCAGGCAATGTACCTGTGTGCTTCAGACCAAGCGTGTTGGCACCAGAAACAACAGATGAGAACTCAGTGTTAACTTCGTTGTAGAATGTTTCTGCAACGTTTGCAGAAGTTGTGTTGCCATACTGTGAGCGCATAGCGAAGATCAAGCCTGTTGGGCCAGTCATAGGCTGCACACCGCAGATGTCATAAGCGATCAGGTTAGGCATCGCACGACGAACCAGGCTGATAAGCACAGGGTCGAAAGTTGCAATGTTACCAGCGCCACCGGAAACACCGCTATTGATAGGAACAGGAGACTCAGACAGGAACTGGCTACCAGCGGACTGGTTGCTTGCTTCCATCAAAGCTTTCTCTGTGTTCTCAAGCAATGTAGCAATAACGCTACGCTTGTGAACGTCCTTGATAGGACTTAGGTCTTCGTGGTTCAGTACTGGAGCCCACTTTTGTTGAATTTCTTCATTAAGGTACATTTTCTCTATCCCCTTCTTGGTTTAGTTAATTGGAATGTTTATATTTATATTTGCTTATTTTTTAACCGTTCTGGAAATAGCTTGTGCATAGAATGACACGGGGCTATTTACAGTTGCTTTTTGTGGTTCTGCATTATCTTCTTCGATTTGCTCTAGAAGATTTTGCTTACCAGACTTCTCAGCAGGGAAATAATTTTCCTTAACGAGTTCTAGTTTCTTGCGATAGTTTTCAGCTGAATCAAATTCAACACCCTCTGCAAGAGCAACCAGCTTTTCTGCTTGTGTAGCAGCAAGTCCTTCTGTCACATCAGCAAGAATCTTTGCGCGAGTCGATTCACTCAGCTCACCTTTCAATGTCATGTTTTCTTCCATAACTTTGTCAAGGCGTGATTGAATCTCTTCAACCTTTCCTGTCAGCTCTTCGACCACATCGAATTTTTCTTCAGGAACGGAAATATGGCTTTCTTCAAACAAGCCTTTTAGCTTTGTAATGAAGTTTTCTGTAATTTCAGATTTCAGAGAGTGCTCAATAGCAACTTTGTTTTCTTCCATCCACTGCTCAACCACATACTCCATGTATTGGTCAATCTTCTGTGTTAGATCTTCTGAAAGCTTTTGTGTTTCTTCTTCAAGAGCAGTATTGTATTGCTCTTCGAGTTCAGTAATTGCTTCGTTAACTTTTGCTGTAACAGCTGCTTCAAAAATAATTGTTGCTTTCTCTTTGAAGTCTTCTGATAGATCAGAACCACTGAACATAGCAGCAACATCTTCTTTAACACTGTTTGGCTCAAAGCTGTATGTCTGACCAGGTGTAGCTGCGCTACCCTTCATACCAACAGTAGCCTTGTTGCTACCAGCAGTATCTTTTGTTGTCTTAACATTATTCTCTGTGCTTGTCTCTTCTTCACCTTCGCCTGGTGTAATGTGGTCGATTTTATTCATCGATTCACCATTACCTAGATTAGATGCAGGTAGAGTTGCATTTGTTGCAACAGGATCAGCTGTATGAGAAACACCAGTAGCTCCGCCACCAGTTTGGATCTTTTCATCCAGTTGTTTTTGTTTAACGGTCATTTAAGGCTCCTTTGACTTTTATTTATTTATAAAATTATCTTTTCGAAAGGTCTTTGAAGAACTGATTAAATACTTTTATTGCAGTTTCTTCAGATATTTTTTGGCGGGCACCACGATTAATTTCTTGTTTATATTGCTCTACACGCTCTGCTTTAAGAAGACCGTTATCCCACACCCACTCAACACCTTCCATAATACCACGGACAAACGCGTCAGGAGCGGAAGGATCAGCAACAATATCTCCAGCAGTAGCTAGATGAAAGTCGTCTTGTACTTCCATAATACCGTTGCTGTTTTCTTTAATGCTACCCATACCACGAGAAGAGATACCAAGTGAAGCTCCCTCACTTACTAATCCCTTGACAATATTTCCCATTGGGGTATCAAGCACCTTGGCTTTACCCATAATGTTATTGCCTTCGCGATATAATTTCTTGAACATAATACATGCACGCTCAAGATTAATTGTTGGACCAGAAGGATGTCCTAATTCGCCATACGCTCTATTCTTTGTTACATACTGTTCGTTGTAACGATTCATTTCTTTTTCTAGCGTATTAATTCTATACATGCGACCGTTGCGATTTTCTATCTCGCCCTGCATGATAATACCTTCAATAAAAACGTGCTTCTTGCCTTCTTTTTCTTCGACAATGTATTTTACGTCTTCATTTAATTCAGTAATTAACTTCATGTCTGTCCTTAGAATGCAACTGATGTTGCTCTTACAGCCACATTTGAAGCAAGTGTGTCTGATGAAATTTTAGCGTAATATTCAACACTCCCTGCACCTAGTGTGCAAGTACCAATTGTTCCTGTTGTATTAGCACGAGTAATTAATACAGCACCAGCTGTATTGTTGAATACTCGAACAAGGCTAGCAGAACCAACTGTATTAGCTGTTGAAAGAGCAATTTCCGATCCAATGATTTTAATCGGTTCAGCCATTTAGGACCTCCTTAGTCACTTCGATAACAGCATCGTAATCCTCTGCTTCAATTAATTCGATGAAGATTTGTTGATGTGCTTCGTCTAAAAGCTCATACACTTTCAATACATCGCCACGAACGTCTTCTGCAAATACATCAAACAAATCGTTTGCTTCTTCTTTAACTAGCTTGGGTGGCTGAGTATATTCAACTTGTTGTTGGAGATCATCGTGCATATCTTGTAATGTACGGTGTAGATTTTTCATTGTGTAAACATGACCGCTATGCATGTTGCCACCTTTTTCTTTATTCCAACTTGTTGGTGACATTGCAGCTTTTGCATGAGAGTCTACGTGCGTACCAATTTTTGCAAGCATATCCTTCACAGCTTTGCTGTATGTGTGATACTGATCATGAGCCACCTTCTCGTCCAGCTGCTCAACTTCTTCAGCAACCTTTTTGGCTTGGGCTGTAGCAATAGCCATCTTCTTTCCCATTGGCATACCAGGATTTGATTTCTCAATACCCTGGGCAATATCTTCACGCTTTTTAAGCTCTGCTGGTGTCAAGTGTTTCTCACCCAATACTTGCTTAAGTGTTTTTGATTCATACACTTTTTGATCTTCGCCAGGATTATATCCGTGTCCATTTGAACGATCATGTGGCTTAATGTTTGTTGCACGGAAGTGATCATCACCGTTACCATTGACATCATCTGTCTTTTTAATAACATGCTTGTCCATGAAACGCTTTTCATCCTTTGTCTTTGGGACATAGGATGTTACCGAGTCAGGCTCGACAGGCGAAGATGGAGTAGGTACTTCAGGCTTCTTCAGTTCCAGCAGCTGCTTCAATGTTTTCATTCGGTTCTTCCTCTTGTTCTTCCGATGCTTCCGCATCAGCGTCTTCGTAGTTAAAATAATTCTTTGCAACTTCTATTTTCTTTGCTTCAATAGAATCTGCGATTTTATCTAATACAATCGATGCAAATGCTGATTGAAAATCACTTGGACTCTCTGCACGTGCAGCATTAATCATGTCATCAATTGTGTATTGTTTTTCACTCATATTTTCTCCAATTATTTAGTTGAATTGTTCTGTGGGAGCTACCGAGCCAAATCCACCGCCACCTGGGCCTTGAGGATTACTTTGACCTGGAGGTGCATTACCACCTTGTACTGGATTACCATTCTGATCAACCTGTTGTTGATATAATGGATTCTCTTGCTCAGCCATGTTCTGCTCATCCATCTCTTCAATTTCTTCGTCGGATTGATAGAGGACGTGTTTGCGTACCCATTCGTTGGAATAATACTTACCAATATATGGTTGCAGTTGATCTAACGTTGTTAATCTATCGCGCATTACAGTTGTTGATTTCTGCTGCTCAAAATAATTATCTTTTGTGTAATCAAACTTAACATGAGACTCGATTAATTCCCAATCTTCGTCGGTCATAATATTCTTAAGCAGCAATTGCTTTTTCAGTGCCTCTAAGAAGAGATGGTTAAATCTCATACGAAGACGATCAATAAATTTACTAAACTTAATTTCGTCTCTTGATACTTCTTGGTCTTGACCAAAAATAAATGCACCGTCTTGTTGCAAACGTGTTGATGGTACATTTAACGATTCGTATAATTTCTTTTGGAAGTATTCAACATCAGCCAACTCACCAAGATTTTGACCTGCTGGTAATGTAGTAATTTCTGTACCACGTGAACCGTCTCTACGTGGCAACCAGTAATCTTCTAACATCGTCATGAACTTACGATCATCACGAATCTCACCTGTTGATGAGTCGTACACTACCTTGTTCTTATGACGCTGCATCATATCGCGAAGATATTGTTCAGCTTTCATCTTTGGAAGATTGCCAACGTCGATGTAGAATATACGACGTTCTGGAGCACGAGATATGCGGTAAACAATTGTTGCATCTTCTAAAGCTCTAAGCTGATTCAATGGCTTAATTGCTTTGTGTAGATGACTCAATACAACCGTGTTCATTGGATCCAATACACCAGATGTAATGTGAACAATACTATCTGGAGCAATCTTTAAACCTTGTACTGCTGTTGCTGTACCTACTTCGCCGGCCTTATTCTGAAAGCCTTTTTCATTGTATATGAAATATTCTTGTACCGTTTGTGTTTGCGTTACTTGTGATTGCTTATCACGCTTACGCTTTACTTCACGAATCTTACGTAGCTTACGTGGATCAATGTAACGCATTTCCTTAATGCCTTCATTAGGCTTTGTTACATCAATGATGATATGGTAGTACATCCTACCATCAACATACCAGCGCTTGAAAATGTCATATGCTGACTTATTAAAGTCTAACAACGTTAATACATTTTCAAATTCTGTCGTGATTAATTTTTTGATATTGTTTGATAACTTAGTATCGTCTAAATTAATCTGAACAATCTTTTCTTTATCTTCAATAACAATAGCTTCGTTTAGAATGTCATCAGTAGCACGCTCGACTTCTGGGTGCATAGACATTTCACGATACTTTGTTACAAGCTCAGCCTCAGTACGAGCAGCACCCTGTAAGTCAACATAGGTACCATATGCTCCGCCAGCTGCAACGACAACAGCACCATCATCTTTGATTTCTGGTGCAAATGCCGGTTGTTTTTCTTGCTCTTCTTGGGGGTCGACCGCTCGACGAATCTCAAATCCAAATAAATTGGCCATTATTTAATTACTCCATTGAAAGAAGAGCGACTTTATGTCGCCCATCTTTATTAAGCGCCGCCACCTAGGCCGGTAATTCCTCCGGATACTTCCCACCAATCATAATTGAAGGTTACTTGAAACTCTTCAATAGAATCTGTATCACCCCAGTTAAGATCGATACTAGAAATTGCTGTTGGGAAAATACCGTTGAACTTGTAAGAGCGAATTGGAACACCAGTCTTTGAAAACTGTGTTACTTCCGCTGTTGACTTATATAGGAGAGGAGCAGCAGACCCAAATCCACGTAAGTTCGTTTGATTTGAATTAATCTGACTTGACCACTCTTCCATTGCATTACGGATTAAAAAGTCCTCATCATTGATAACGGTCACAGACCAGTCACCAAAAGTTCTGTCGCCAGCTAGCTTTACTTTACGACCAAAGTATGGAACTTCAATTGTGCCTAAAGTAGACTCAGGAATCTGAGTAGCGCGAACCATGAAAGGAACTTTAATGTCAGCAACGCTGTTTGCGGGATTAGAAAAAGTAACCTGGAAAAGGGAGCCACGAGCTCCCCCCAGAGTTAACTGACTTCTAATCTCATTTACATTAAACGCCATGTTTGTTCTCCTTTATTCTTATTTATTATTAAAACTGGCCGACTACTTCGGAGAACTCAACACCAGTTCTTACAGCAACAAAGTTCAACTGAATGAAGTTGATGCTCTTTGCTGGTTTAATATAAATGTCGCCAATGAATTCATTGCGGTCAATAACTTCACCAGTATTGTTTGTTGTGTCGCAAACAACTTTGAAGTCATAGATACCACGACGACCCTGGACATCACGTAGGAACGGTTCAACCAGATTACGGAATTGAGCACGTGTGAAGTCATCATTGAATTCAAACAATGTAAACTTAGTAGCTGTAGCAATTGCTTTCTCAAGTACAATAAACAGACGACGAACGTTAATACGATCAAAAGCGCTTGGCTTAGCAAGCAAAGTCTTATCGCCGTACAATACTGTTCCTTGACCTGGGAATGTAACAACAGGGTTAACACCAGCTTTGTAAAGGATATCACGATCAGCTTGACGTGGATTAAACGCTAGCTTAACAATATTCTTCACTTGGCCACGGTTGAAACCAGCAGGAGACCACCATGGATCTCTTGTATCGTCTGTACGAACACATAGACCAGCTGTATCACCGTTCAATGGAATCCAACGATATATGTCGTTGTATTTGTCGTATTGATACTTGTAACCAGAATCCAGCACAGCATATGAAGTACTGCGTAGGCTGTTACGGAATGTAACAACGTTTGTTGCTTCACTACCAGCTGCATTAACAACGTCAGCTTTTTGTGGTGATACAAAAACAACGCAGTCTTTACGCTTCTCAGCAATGTTGTCGATTAGATAATTTGGTGTTTGTTCACCATTTGATCCACCACGAGCTGTGCCTGTCAAGATCAGTGATACATCAACATCTTCTGCTGATGCAAACATATCGTAACCCGTCAATACTGATGCAAGTGCAATATTATTTTCATCTAATCCGTCTCTACCACCAATAAACTCTAACGATAGAGGTGTAGTTGTTGTTGAATTAATAATAGCTGCTGCTGTTCCTGATGCGGCACCACTACGATCTCTTACCCACCAAATGTAATTTGAGTTAGTATTAATTACAGTCTTGTAGTAGTTTGTTGCACCATCTTCAGTTTTTGCATCGCTTGCACGAGACATATTGTTGAACACTTCAAGAATTGTTCCTGGAGTACCTGTGAACAAACCATCATGATCGGAAACAACCACGTGTAATTCATCGCTAACAGATGTGTTACCAAAGTTGGCTTGATATGCACTTTGACCAGGAGCTGCATCAACAGCATTCCAATATTCCCATTTACGTGTGAATCCAACAGCTGTTGTGTAGTCTGTTGAAAGACCATATACGTCTTCTGTCACGATAGTAAATGTTGCTACTGTCGATGTGTTTGTAACCGCTGCTACAGATGACACCTTCAGATATTGGAGACCAATTGTTGTGTTTCCAACTTCAATATAGTCACCAGCTGTAATACCACTTCTAACTGTACCGGCGTATGTAACAGCGTTTGCAATTGTACCATTACCAACGGCAATGTTAACAGTTACGTTTGATGAACCGACAGTGATAGCAACGTTGCCCAATGTTGTGCTAAGGTTACCACCACCATTGTCCAGGTTAGCCAAAGAACTATAAGCAGCAGAAGAGTCACATACAGAAATCTTAAGTGAATTACCAATCAAGCCTGGGTACTTTGCAATGTATGCAAGATCACCGTCACCTGCCTGGATAGATGTAATTGAATTGTCATAATGGTCTGTATTTTTAACAACATATCTAGCATTGTCAATACTTGTATTGTTGTCTGCGTCTGACCAATCAGATAATGCAGCAGTGTTGGCAATAGCGTTACGGCACACAATACCTGTGTTTGTCGATGTTGTGTTTGCTACGCGAGCAATATATAACTTGTTACCATATGAAAGGAAGTTCGCTCCAGTAAAGAACGTTTCCGCGTTGTGGTTTGTTGGCTTTCCGAATCTTGCTGCAAGATTGGCTTCTGAATCAACAAGAACACGCTGTTCCACAGGACCCCAACGGAACACACCTGCTAGGGCACCTTCGGTTGTAGAAACTGCGGGGACAACTGTAGTTAGGTCAATTTCAGATACATTTACGCCAGGACTAACTTGAAATGGCATGTCTATCTCCCCTCTGAGGTTTTATTTATGTAGGAAACAAAAAATTTGGTTCCTGGTATTTATAATTCTATGGTTTCTAATGAGCCCAACCATACGAGCCATTTTTCTCCAACATAGATTGATCAAACTCATCATCACCGGCAAATAACCACGAGTCGTCACCTTTCTTAGCCGCGATCATTGGTTGTATTAATGACTCACCTCTATTAACAATACCAAAAGGCAATAGACTTTCTTCCATTGCATCCTCATTCTCATCCTCAAGTTTTTTACGTAGATCAACGCTTGTTAACTCTTTAACATATGACTGCTCCATTGCCCATGCAAATAGAACACAACACATAACTAAGTCGTCATGGCCTTCTTCTGCTTCATAACTATCTCCAATATTTACAAAACGGAACAGCTCATATAATATACGCTCATCATGAATTACTAATTTGTCACTCTCAACTTGCGTCTTCAAACCCATACACCCAATACGCTTAACTGCCTTTGTTGTTCTTACACCAAGTCTTGTTTGCTGTCCAAACCCGGGTGATATTACTTGACCACTTCTACCGTTATTGACAGTTGTTAATACATTTTCATATTCAAGATCGTGCTGAAGGATATTTGCAATTTGTTCACCAATATCATTTGTTTCTACTAAAACATATGCTTTGTTATAATGTTTGGATAACTGAAACACAACATTTGGATATAACAGTGGTGAGATCATATTATTTTTGTATGTTGCAGCCACCCTATACGGAAGCTCAGATACATCAAAAACAATGAAAGCTGAATAATCACCCATCACACCTCGAGAAGTATCAACAACCGTTACATATTGTCTACCCTCCATTGGTTGCATGAAGATTCTGGTATCTTCATTAGATGCTTCTGGTTTAATTGATCTCAACAATCTAAGTTTTGTTGCACTAATTAGAGTGTGTGATGAACCAATAAATTCACACTCAAACTCAACACGGAATTGTTCTTCCGATGTGTTACGAATTGTTTCAATCTTCCACTTCTCATCGCGACCAGGTACCTGGCTCCAATGAACGTCAATTCGTTTATAATCATTCTTACCTTCTTCACTATCGGTCCAGATCTTATAAAACATATTAAGACCGTTGGGTGTTGATGTGATTAACACCTTCGTCGTTTGACCAGAAGAAATTGTTGGGTATACAGAAGCAAAGAAATCTTCTTGCATGTTGTTCTCAACGAACGCGAACTCGTCCAAGTAAACTAGGTTGAAAGATCCACCACGAATTGCGCTTGAAGAAGTTGCAGATGCAAGGATTTTAGATCCGTTTTCTAATTCTATGTTACCCTTGTTCCACTCAATGATACCCTGTTGGATCCACTTTGGAAGATGTTCATATGCAAGTTGAATACGAGAAAGAATCTCTCGAGCTTGTTGTAACTTATGAGCAAGGATAGCAATATTATAGTTCTGATGAAACAGAACATACCACAGCATGATACCAACTAACGTAGTTGTCTTTCCACACTGACGAGGCATTTTGCAAATAACAAAACGCTCACTGACAGCTAAATCAACAATCTCTTTTTGATATTCATAAAGCTCAAAGTTGATTAAACCACGATCAACGTTAACGATCTTTACATATTTTTCAATAAAGAATTCAGGATCTTCTGCACACCTCATCCACTCCTGTACTTCATATGGAGACCATGTGTGCTGTACATTAGAACGTTTTAGGTTTTGATTACCTAGATACGATTCATTTACTCTGCTCATTTTGCTTTCTAATCAACTGCTGCAATTCAGCAGTACTACCAACGAACAAGTTGTTATTAACCGTTGTTGGATTTGGTCCTACTCCTGTTAGATCCTTCTTGCGTTTTTGTAACTCAAGCAGATCTTTATTGGCATCGGCAATAGTTTTTACAAGAGTCGCAGCGACTTCGTATGCTCTTGGATGTTGTGACATTCCTGCAACATCAAGAATACCATTCAATGCTTCTTGACCTTTTTCAATCACTGCAATCATATTACCTCTTGCATACTCGAAATCATCTGTTGCCTGGTTGTCTTCATACTTTTCAACAACAGGCAATTGGGTCAGAGGTGTAATGTCAAGAGTCTTTGCAATTGGATCATCATTCATTTAAGTTTGTCTTCGTAATAATATAACCAAAATCATCGTCAGGATATATCAATGCCTGACTAATGGAAAGCTCTGCATTTGTTGTTGGTGCACCATTTGCCAACAACCCGGGTGTAATATTGATATTTGATAGTTGCGTATTCGATGTAAGTGTAGAAAAGATATTGCTATTAGCAAACTTAATAATTCCACCTTTACGAATCGGACCGAACAGATAGCCTTTCAGCGTAAATGTTAAATCCCACGTCAACGCTCTACGAGTTTCAAAATCACCCTCGTATGTATCACTTACTCTAACATCATTAAGAATAATAGGAATGTCCATATTGATATCCATATCAGGAATCAATTGAATTGTTGCCGTCCACTCTGGCGTAAAGAACGGAAGAATTTGTTCAATAATACGAGTACCATCGTCCGTGTTTTTAACAATAACAGACATTGAAAAGTTTATATTATAAGGTACAGGGTTATACTGATACATCATCACATCAGCATCTTCACCATATTTCTTATAGCGTTTACCAATCGTATTCATCTTTCTTTCTGGTGCATACTGAATATCAGTAATTTCAAAAGAAATTCTTGGCAAGGAGATTGCTGTTTGTCTGTTTAAGTCTGGATCAGCTGTGAGACGAGCAAGTACCTTTTCTCTTGGTCCATATGCAATCGGTACTTTAATAGTCTTAATCTGGTTATGTGTTGTATCCGGACGGTTCAAATAGATATCGTTAAATAATGTTCCAAATAGAACAACATATCTACGAATCGTTCCGTGATAAAATGTATGTCCAAACATTAGTACGTTCCCTCACTGAAAGGATCACGCTCAGAGAAGTCCAGCAGTGACTCAGCTTCTAGCTCAAGCTCATCATTCGTAGCCAACGGATCGTTTTCGTTAATGTCATAATTTTCTTGCATAAGTGTATATCCATCTTGATCTGTAAGAGAAAGACCGGACTCCGTTTGAATAGAAAATATCGAAGCATCGTGGCTAAACTTTGTCATCAGTTTATCAATATCTTCAATACCTGTCTCAAAGTATTCATTATTGTATTCAAACAACTCACACTTCAAGTCCCACATTTGCAAAGCACCAAGCTGGTAGAAGATTGCTTCGTGTTCTACAAACTTGATTTCAAATAACTTCTTATTGAGCGGCAGATATACAAGATCACCTTCGCGTGGTCTTGTGATAGTTTCAAGTACACCAACTTCATCAGCAAATACTCTTCTTGCTATACTGAATGTAATCTGATCGCGAATCTGGATATTAAACTTTGAAAGGAAATCACCCTCTCCAGCAAACCCTTCAATGTTCTTAATGTACATTTCAACAGGAACAGCATGCAAGTATTCACGAAGAGGATCTTCGCCGTATACGACATCAATGCTTACAGGATTACGAGGAACATAGATCATATCAAGTC